GAAAGACTTACAAATGTAAAACATTCTAAAAAAGAATATATTAAATTAATGAATTTAACACAAAATTTATAAATCTTTATTTTTTGAATTTTTATAAATAGCATCATTTAAAATCTGACGTTTTATGTCAGATTTTTTTTTGTAGTTTTTTCTGTTTTGTAACTCTACAATCATTTTGGTTTTTAAAACTTTTGATTTAAAGTTTTTTAAAGATTTTTCTAAATCGTTATTTTTTACGGGAATTATTAGCATTTTGACAACTCGGTTTTTGTTGATTAATATTACTTACATAAATAAACGAAGATATGAAAAACTTGTAAATGAAAAAAGGAAAAAGTTGTGTGGTTAGAGGATATAAACAAATAAAATGTTCTTATGGTACGGTTGACTCAAAAAATTTAAAATCAATTTATTTAAATATCCAATCTTGGGTTGAACCAAAGACACACGAAGAAAGTTGGAATAGAATTGTATCAGTATTTAATAAAAATATTAAAACAAACTTAATAGAAATTATCGACAATGACTTACTAAATGAAAAATTTATAGTTGATTTAGATTTAAGGACAAGTGGAATAACAATTAAGAAAAGGTCTTTTATGAATTTAGAAGTAACATTCTTTTTGAAAAAAGATATTGATTTTAAATCTGTAGAACTAAAAAATTCTATTAAAAATATCATAAATTATGTAGAAAAAGAATCTTTTAAAAAATCAAAATATTTCAAATTTTATCTTACAAAATCGAACAAAATAAAAACAACCGATAAAATAGAAAGTATTTAATATTTATCTATAAAAAGGTAAAATGCAAAATTACAAAATATTAGGTCCAAAAGAGACAGGAAAAGGTATTTTAATTGAGATGGATGCGGGATATGTTTCCCCGACAGAAAAACATAATCAAACATTCTTACAAGAAAGTAGGGATTTTAAAGATTATTCAAAACCATTTGAGTTCTATGCCGTTCTACAAAAATATAATACACCCAATAGAAACGGTAGAATATATCCTGAAAGAATTTTAAAGAGAGAATCTGAAAATTATATAAAAAATTATATCGGTAAGAAAACCGCTTTATCAGAACTTAACCACCCTGAGTCTTCATTGATAGATTTAGATAGAGTATCACACATGATTACAGAGATGTGGTGGGATGGTAATGTTCTATTAGGTAAGTTATTACTTCTAACTTCACCAGGGTTCCATGAAAGAGGTATCGTATCAACAAAGGGTGACCAAGCGGCAAATCTATTAAGATTAGGTGTAACGTTAGGTATATCGTCAAGAGGGGTAGGTTCCTTAAAGAAGGTAGGTGACCAAAATGAAGTTCAAGATGATTTTGAATTAATTTGTTTTGACTTGGTATCTTCACCATCAACACCAGGAGCTTATTTATTTACTGAACCTGATGGAAGATTTGCGTTTGAGGAGAACCTACAAGAAGAAAATGAGATGAAAGCATCAAGAACAGTTAACAAATCGCTTGATTTAATGGGAAGACTTTCCGATTATTTAGGAAAATAAACAATTATGGAAATGGACGAAAAATACTTTGTGGCTAAAATCCAATACGATTTGCCAGATGAAAACACAGGAAAAATTAAAAAGGTAAGAGAAGAAAAACTTGTAAAAGGTTATTCTGTTACTGATGTAGAAGCTAAAGTTACTGAGGCTTACAAATCATTTAGTTATGATTGGAGAATTACTTCAGTAAGTGAAAGTAAAATTGACGAAGTGTTTGAGTAATCACAAAGTTTAAAAAGAATTTAAAAGGGGGACAAAAGTCCCCTTTTTTTATTTAAAAACCAAAAAAAATTAATTTTTCTAAACATCTGCATATTTATTTAATAAAATAACTACGCAATGGCAGAAAAAAACTTAGTTGAAGAAGCATTAATCCAAATACAAAATTTGGAAGAAGCAATCAATGAAAATGCAAAAGAAATACTTCATTCTACAATGAAAGAAGAAATTAGCGAATTAGTAAAAGAGTCTATGAAAAATGAGGCTGAAGAAGAAGATGAATTTGAAGTTGAAGACGAATTAGAATCTGAAGATGATTCTGAGGAAGACGAATTTGAATTTGATGACGAGTCTGAAGAAGACGAGTCTGAAGACGAAGATTCTGAAGAAAGTTTCGACATGTCAAATTTTTCTGATATCAGTGGTGGAGATGATTTCGAATCTGATGAAATCATGGATTTATCTAACCATTCATTAGAAGATGTCTTAAAGGCTTACAAACAAATGAGTCCAGATGATTCTTTTGAAATTAAAAAAGAAGGTGATTTCATTCATTTAAAAGATGAAGAAGATGAATACCTTATTCAAACAGAATCTGAAGAAGAGGAGTTTGGAATGGAAGAAGATAATGAAGAAGAATCAGAAGAAATCGTTTACGAAATTGAAATGGATGATGAAGCTGAAGAAGAATTAGATGAAATGTATGGCGGAGACGAACACGATTATAAAAGACGAGATGGTCATAAAATCGGAGACGTTGATGGTCATTACAAAGATTTTGAAACCATGGAAGAAGGTGAAGAAGAAGAGGAATACACGTTTGAAGAAGACGTAATGTACGAATCTAAATCTGTTATTAAACCAAAAGTTGGTACAAAAGGTTCTGTAGGTAAAGCCAAATTTAATTATGAAAAATCTAAAGGTGGTTTTAACGAAAAGAAATCACACGCTAACCCTACTAAAGGAACATCTAAACCAAAGTTTGAATTCAAAGAAGGTGAAATGTTTGACATGCCAAGTCCAAAGGGTGTAAAAAAATTCACTAAGGAAGAAGCTAAAGAAGCATCTCGTACTTATGGATTCGGTTCTAAAGAAGGACGTGGTTTAAGAAAAGGTGTTACACCTAACAGAAATCTAACTTTTGAAAACCGTGAAATCATGGAAGAAGTTGAAATGTTAAAGGCTAAAAATGAAGAATACAGAAAGGCTCTAAATATGTTTAGAGATAAACTTAACGAAGTTGCCGTATTTAATTCAAATTTAGCATATGCTACAAGATTGTTCACAGAACATTCTACATCAAAGCAGGAAAAAATTAACGTTTTAAGAAGATTTGATTCTGCTGAAACTCTTAAAGAGTCTAAAGCTTTGTATAAAACAATAAAAGACGAACTTGGAGGGGAAACCAAAAAGTTCATGACTGAGTCAATCGAAAGAGTAATTGATAAAGCTCCACAGTCAGGTTCAGCAGTTAATCTGATTGAATCTAAGACTTATGAGAATCCTCAATTCTTGAGAATGAAAGACATTATGTCAAAAATAATAAAATAAACTTAAAAAATAAAAAACCTATAAAATAAATGGGAGCATTATTAGAAAGTGGATTAGTAGGTAACATCGGTCTTAAGCACTTGAAAGTTATCAAAGAAGACACTATAAACAAATGGGACAAATTAGGGTTCCTTGAAGGTCTTAAAGGCCACCTAAAAGAAAATGTTGCACAATTGTATGAAAACCAAGCGTCACATTTAATTAACGAAGCATCTTCTACGGCAGATTCAGGTTCATTCGAGACTGTGGTATTCCCTATCATCAGACGTGTGTTCTCTAAATTATTGTCTAACGAAATCGTTTCTGTACAAGCTATGAACTTACCAATCGGTAAATTGTTCTACTTTGTACCTCAAATCCAAGGTTATACTGCCGCAACACCCTCAGTCACACAAGGTAATACTAATGGTCACTACGCACCATTTGGAGCCCCAAATTCAAATGCGACAAGTATTAACGCAGGTTATGAAGGTTCAAATGCTTATGCTAAAAATCTTTATGATTTGTTTTATGAAGGTAGTGAAGGAGCTTTAGACCCTCCTGGATTGTTTGACTACTCTAAAGGTCGTTACTACTGGTTATCAGCTGCAACATCTACAGTTTCTTGGTCAAATGGTAATATGGTGTCTACAAATTTGACTAGTGGTGATGTTTATCGTAAAGTAATCATTGCAATGTCAGGATTCTCTAGCACAGGTGCTGGTAAATTAATCGGACCTGACGGACAAGAAATGGAT